CGGCGCCACGATCCCAGCGGTAAAAAAATCTCAGATGATAATTATTAGACATGCCTACCATCTACATTTTCGGTGATTCGTTTACTGTGCCCAATCAGATCTACTCCGGCGCATCTGCCCATAGACTGTATGCCAGCCCCGGCGAAAGCTGGCAGCAGGGGCAGCCTCGTCCCAAGACCGCGACCTGGATCAATCTAGTGGCTGCTGCGCTGAGCCAACAGCATCTAGACCTGGATCTGATCAATCACAGCCAGCACGGAGTAGCACAGGATTTCTGCTGGACCCAGATCAACAAGGCCATGCCAGTGATCAATCCCGATGACTACGTGATAGTGGCGGTCACGCATCCCAATAGATTCTGGTACATCCACGAACATCCCAATCTGTCAAATCACCACATCATACACCTTGACCAGTATCTGGAAAAAGAGCAGGCACAGGCCATAAAACTGTTCATGCAGCACATACAGCGGCCCGAACTGGACACTCTACACCAGACCAATCGCATGAAGAGCCTGGCCTACGAAGTGCTGAAACGAGGACTGCGCAGACCATTGATGATCAACTGTTTCGCCACGGATATCACAGAAGTTGACAGCATAGAAGAACTGGCCTGGGCCCAGGGCAATCTCTTCACCATACAGGCGCAGGAATATCTCCGAGGTGATGACGACAGTGCCAATTTTTTCAAAGGCATAGACTGCAGATACAATCATCTCTGCCTCAGCAATCACAGGATCTTGGCTGACAAGGTCATCGCGGCTTTCACAGAAGGCGCAGTGGTCGATCTAGATCAGGGATTCCATCAGGGACTGTTGAAGGATGGCGTGCTAGAAGACCTAGAGTTTTGCCAGAGAGAGTTGGACTGGGACAAAATGCAGTTTATCATACAGCAGCAACAGCAGCAAAAACGCACATGGATGAAATTGAGATAATATGAGTAGATTATTCGTGATAGGAGACAGTTTTTCAGCCAGCCCTAAAAAGGGCGATGAAACTATGAATTGGTGTAGATTATTGGCAGAAAGGCTGCATCAAGAAACCGGACAGGACATCACGTTGATCAACAACAGTCTGATAGGAACCAGCCAGGAGTGGTGCTGGACTCATCTGCAGATTTGGTTGAACTATGAAATGACCGCTGAGGATTATCTGGTGATCTGCCTCACACATCCCAGCAGAGTGTGGTTTTTGGATCGCATGCCTGAAATGACTAACGCCAATATCATCGATCTAGATCGCTGGGTCACCAAAGAAGAAGCCAAGGCCATAGAACTCTACATCAGATACATACAGCGTCCCATGATAGATCTCATGAACGTCAACAACAGATTGGCCTACGTGGCCTATCAGACGCAGCGCAGATCTCTAAGGAAACCTTTGATCATCAAATGCTTTGATCAAGATCTTGATCAGGCTGTGGAATTTTCAGAACTGTTGATCGCTCAAGGTTCTTTGATGTCAGATGTGCAGTATCATGAATTTGAGGATCCCGAAGCAGAAAGAGAAAATAGATTTTGGCGAGGCATAGACTGCAGATACAATCATCTCTGCCTCAGCAATCACCAGATCTTAGCCCAGAAATTATTAGACGGTTTCGTGTCCGGGCAGATCCCAGATCTCCAATCGGGATTCCATAGAGCACTACTGAAAACAGGTGCGCTAGATGATCTAGAATTCTGTCGAAAAGAATTAGACATGAGCACCAGAGAAAACAATCTAAACAACACTGATAAATTCAAACCGATCATACCTTGGGCCAAACGAGTAGGTGTCAGAACCGGTCAAATAGATGCCTGATCGTTGACAGATGTGATAAATTAGTGTATACTAGCAGTATCTTTCAAGGAGAATCAAATGGATCGTAGTCTTTCAGCCGTAGAAAACCTAAACTCTGCAGTAGCGGGTGTTTTGGGTCGTATGGCAGTGGGTGTTTTCGCTACTTTGGTCGCAGCCGCAGTCATCAGCGCCATGGGTCTAGTGCCCGTGCTGTTTGGCGGCATCCTAGGATATGTGATCATCTTCGCTCCTTTGGCAATGAGCCTATTCCTGGCATGGAAAGGTGCAGATATGTCAGAGAGCACCATCAAGGCATGGTATTTTGCCTTTGCGGCTGTGATGGGTATGAGCCTAAGCCTGATTATCAGCATGTTTACCACAGCCTCGATAGTCAATGCTCTAATTGGTACCACTGTGAGTTTTGGTGCATTGGCAGCGTGGGGATATTTTACCAAACGTGATATCTCAGGTTGGGGACCATTCTTGTTCGCAGGAGTCATCGGATTGATCGTCGCTGGTATCGCTAATATCTTTATCGCCAGCACTGCTCTGCAGATGACATTAAACGTGTTGACCATCCTGATCTTCCTAGGTCTCACAGCCTATGACATGAATCGCATCCGCGACATGTTTTGGTCGGCCAGCGAAAGTGAAATCGCCAGGATGCAGTGGTTTGGAGCACTGAGCCTCTACATCAACTTTATCAATATTTTCGTGAGCCTACTGCAGTTATTTGGCAATAGAGAATAATCGACCTAGCAACAAAACAAAACCCGCTTCGGCGGGTTTTTTATTAATCTAAAATATTATTCTGCTGTTCTAGACTTAGTTCTTGATCTTCTAGATCTCTTATTATTTCGCTCAGTTGGTCGATGATACCTAGATTCCTTAGTATCTTAAACACGAGGTTTTCCACAGACCATTCTCCCGCTCGTTCTAATCCTGCTTTGCGCATCTTGGTGACTTTCTCTTTGGCCAATCGAAGTTTGTTGATATCTTTGCTGAGCATAGCGATCTCAATATCATGCATCACGGAATCTTTTTTGGCTTCAACTGAGGCATCATCGATTTTAGGTTTGACCTTTTTAGGTTCGACCAGCCATCGATCTTTGGCTAGGCTATAAACACCTGTGCTATGATGAGGTTCGTCTTCGCCTTGCACATAACATTCTACAGGTAGTCCTTTGATAGTGATATTATGTTGTTCTCCCCATAACGCTTTCTTTGCATTATAGAGTTCTCGTTGTTCGTCTGTGGGGGTTCCGGGAACTATGAGATGCAGATCTAGATCTGAATACTGTGTCCAAGTGTAGTTAGCGTTAGATCCGGTTATGGTATAATCGGTGATTTCTAGATCTATGCCTACGAATTCTTCAAAGGCGCGGGCGATTTCTATGAGTTTAGATTCGACCGCAGGATCTAACTGCCCATCCTGCCAGATCTTAGGATTTAACTGTTTGTTGACAGTGACGTAATCTGCTCGTTCGTGTAGTTCTCGTAGACGCATCCATTATTTAGCCCACATCAAATGATAGGTTAATAGAGTATTTTCGTCGTAGATCTCTGCCATCAATCTTACGCTAGATCCAGAGTGGTCTAGAACTAATTGACAGCAGGTCTTAGGTTGTTTTAGCAACCAGGAAATTTCGTCCTGACCTACTTCTTTCTGCACCTTCGGCCAATCTATATCGTAATAATTAGCAGATTCGTCTGTGGTATATTCCCACTCAGCGAGTTTAAAACGGTGCGTCTTCATCTGCATTCATATTGTTCAAGATTTCACGCAACTTCGTACTTTCAACGTGCCCTCGTATCTTGCCAACTGATGCACCTTCGCTAGGTTCTTCTCTCTGTACTTCTGTTTTGCGTTTGATACTTTCAATGATACTGGTAGCACCACGACTCGCACCATTGTGGCTTTCTTGTTCTTCCTCAGGTAGATCACTGATCTTTAGTGTTTCTAGATTAAATTCTAGATCTACTTTTTGTCCCACACCGCTAGAACTACGAGTTTTCATCAGCTGTATCTGATAGCGCCCACGCTCACGCATGGCACGTGATGTAAAGATACCAAACACGTTGTCTGCGGTCTGGATCTTGGATAATCCTCCTGAGATGTGGCTGTGATCGAATTCTACTTCTTCTACGGCACCTCGATTCAACTGTGCAGCCGTGACCAATATGCATTGTCTCTCTACTGCGAGATTTCTTAATTCTTCCGATACATATTTGTCTTTGATGAATAGATCCGCGGGTGAAATCTTTTTACTGATAGGCATCAATAGATCTAGATAATCTACCAGTAGCACATCGACCTTCCTAGTGGTTTTGATTTCGTACTCTTTAAGGTAAGCACGTATGTCATTGGCAGTTTTACCAGAAGGCATATATTTGACCTGATATGCGCCTGATTTTTTACCGATGATCCTAACTTTCATTTCGACATCGTCTAGTTCTTTAAAAATCTCTTTGGTATGGATTCCTGTAGTCATGGCATCCATGCGCATACAGACTAGATCTTCTGAAAGTTCTAGGGTTAGATAAACAACATTTAATCCCTGTAGAGCCCAGTTGACTCCTAGATTAGCCAGGAACAAGGATTTACCTGCACCAGAACCCCCTGCGAAGATATTGAGCTCGCCTCTATTCATACCACCGAACAATCTTCGATCGAGGCTAGGCCATCCTGTTGAGATCTGCCCATTCTTATCTTTGATTCGCATCAATCTAGCACGGGGATCTTCAAAATAGTTTGTTCCCATATCTTTGGCTAGTCCTATCTGTACTGCTTCCTTGATCATGACTTCGACAGCACCATAATCTTTTTTCTCTAATAGATCTGCTGAATTAATGATCGCACGTTCTAATGCTTTATGTCTAGTGAAGTTTTCAAATTCATCCATCAACCAATCTAAATGACCTTCCTTGGTTTCTTCTGGTTTCCTCAACCCTACTTTACAGGTAGCATTGACCATTTCATAGTCAGGCAACACAGAATACTGTTTGGCATATTCATTGATGAACTCTGCGGCATCTTGTAATTTGCGGTCAAATAAAGTGTGATCGAAAATGCCCTGACAGCGAACAAACACCTCCGCATCTGCTAACATCAGTTCTAGATATAATTTTTGTTCTTCGTAACCGTAGTCTTTTATCATGTTATAACGTAATCAATAATGAGGCATTTTCTCGGTGTAGATCTCACCGGATATACTCCATGGAAAACATCTCCTTTAGCTATTATACACTTTCCCGCCTCAGGAAGTAAAGCCTTGTAACAAGGCGGATTGCCATCTGTCATAAAGGCATAAAAGGCCCCGTGTAAAAAGCCCTTGCCGTCTGAATCATCTTCTTTTACAGCATCAGTATATATGACCTGAGTAATGCATTTTTTACCATGGCTATGTACGCTTTGCCATCCACCAGTTTTATACTCCATCATCCAACTTACAGCCGGCTCTATATCATAATAAAGACAATTTTCATAAAGTCTTTTCCTAGTCCATTTTGCTATCTTTTGAATTGTGTTTTCTAATTCTTGAGAATTGTCTATATCGGAATCATTAAAAGGTCTATGATTAATCCTTTTAGACATTATAGGATCTCGCCATATAGGAAATTGTAAAGAATTAAGTGCTGATGTTTCGAAACTATAATCCTTTTCTGGATCTTTGTCCATGAAGGATTTTAGACTTTCGTAGTCTTGATAATGTGTGTCGAGCAAAAACTGATTTCCACAGATATAAAGATTATTTTCGATCATTTGATTTTTATATGTTTTGGAACACTGTGATTCCACTTAATTCTGGTCTGTTGAGTATAGAGTGCTGCTCCAGTAGCACTACTAGCATCTCCCGGTATAGGCAGACTCCATATACCATCATATTGATGGTCTAATGTTTTATTAAATTTTGAATTCATAGCACATCCGCCCATATAAACTAGATTTTTATTAGGTGCTAGTTTGTGCGCCCAACCAAAAACTTTTGTCGCTTGTGCTTCAAATTCTTCTTGTACAGATGCTGCTAGATCTTTTTTATCTTGTTCGGTCATTGCTAACAGCGGCCAGTTCCATACTCCTTTATGAAGATTATATCTCATAGTTAAATCATCTCTCCAATAATTTTGAACCAATGATCTAAATTTTTTAGGATCTCCCTGCTCGCTTATTTGTTGCAGTATGTGTTCTTCACCTAGAGGTTTTAAACCTATTAAATCAGTGAATGCTGAATAAAATATTCCAAGACTAGTAGGATATGCTCTGCTAAAAACCTTTTTGAGTTTTAAGCCGTGTCCTTCCCATATGCTGATACTTTCCCATTCGCCGATTGCATCTAATACCACTACTGTAGCACTGTCAAAGGGACTAGTGTAGAAACCTGCGGCAGCATGACTTAGATGATGATCAATATATCGTATTTTAAAATTAGGCCATCCTAATTTTTTAATATATCTTTTAGGCATATCTTCTACATCAAAAGCAGCTCTATATTGTCCTGCATAAAATTGTCGAAACTTTTTCCATAAAGGACGTTCGTACCAAACGATTTCGTCCGGTCCGGATCCGTTTGATGAATTTAAGGCGTCGCGATAGATCGCACTACAGAGATATTGATCTCCTACAACACCAGTATATTCGGAACTTCTTTTCCAAAATCTAAGATCGCCATTGCTAACTACTGCAATACTGGCATCATGATTAAGTGCGTTAATTCCCCAGGTAATCATTTGTAGATAAAAGGATCTCGTTTCTTAAGTTCAGCCAATCTCTTTTTCCATGCTCGATTTTGTTGATATCTACGCCATGGCCAGGTGATCAAATCTATTAATTTTCTAAACATCTAGTATCTCCATATCTTTGAATTTATTTGATAGTTTTCTTTTTTCTATTTCTATCTTAGCAGGATTATCGGTGGCTGTTTCGATAGCATCTACTATCACAAATAACTTACCATACCTTTTAACAGCATCTGCACAATCTTTTATATCATCTTCCCAATTTGGGAAAGATACCTTCCAACCTAATTTTGCCGCTTGTTCTATCAAAATGATTCCGGCTTGATCCTGATCGGGAATAACTATAACTTCTTTGTCTATACTGTTAATTATTCTACTTTGTTGGTCTGAGACTTCGTTAGTGAGCAGAGCCACCCCGCCTACCGAAAGAGCGTCAAATGGTCCTTCAACTACAAAAACATATTTGTGTTCTTCTATCTGAGAATCTACATTATAAACGAAAAATGGATGTTGATCTGAAAGATATTTAGGTCGACCTTCTCCGATTTTTCTAGCGGTATTGCCTACGATTTTACCATGATAGAAAAAGGGAATGATCACTCGATTAGCGTAGCCTGGAGTGGGCGACCAATAAAAATTTTCACTGATAGGATCAAATCCTCGTTGATAAACATAATCGATCACCGGTTCCAGATCATCGGCGATTTCTCCGAGATACCCACTATTGACCCAATCGTTGATAGGCATAGATCCTTCGGGTAACGTTTTCTCTTCGAACTCAATTTTTTGTTCTACATACTGGGTCGGTGAGTAACCTTCGCCTTCGGTTTTCAGTGCCTCAAATGTCAATTCTTTGATCGTGTCACTGGAGGCTCCTAGCCACTGACAGAGAGTTTTAAATTTAGGAGATAATGTAGAACCTGGTTTCCATCCTGTGGAAAATTTACAATTAAAACAGTTATAGACGATACCTTCGCTGAGCATGATACCCGCACGTTTTCTAGTGTCGGCACGATGTCCCCGGTGATGGCAACAAGGAGCATTGAAACTCATCCATCCACTAGGACTATTCTTAATCTTGGGAAGGAGAGATCTAAATTTATCTACGACTAACGCCATACGAACAGTATACTATCTATAGAGTATGCTGTCAAGACTCCCGTGGTTGGATATTAGATGATCGGGCGTGTGTTTAATCCTAAAATAATTGTATTTTCCAACGATGTTTTTATAAACTGGAGTCGTTTGGTTGGTGTAAGAATCTGTATCTAAATCTACCCATGCTGTGGGATTTCCCCCATCACTTTGGCTTCCTTGGATGACGATATCACCGTAATATCCAGTCATATTAAATTGAAAAGTATGTAGGCTCTGTGGTGTGGATAATTGAGAATTAGCATCTATAATGCTGGAGATGTAAAATCTCGCTTGGCTAGAAAAATCTATTCTAAAATCTTTAAATTCATCTATCTCAATACTGTCTACGGGTTCTCCAAACAAATCGCCATATATTTCTAGATTTGAAAAAGTACCATATTGAGAATCGATATAAAACGGGGTCCTGGATGATACTATAGAATTGTCGCTGTTATTTCTTATTTGTCCTACTATGGAATATTGATAAAATCCTGGTTCTACATCTGTCAGTTCGCTTTCAGTTAATGTCACGTGAATCTTTCCGCCGGATAAACTCTGGACCGCGCAGTCTTTGGTTAGTATTAGTTCTTTGGTTTCTCGATTGACTATGTTAAAGACGAAGTCATCATAGTCGCTTACATCGTAGATTTTTTCATCTGAATTTCTTACTTGGATGTCAACGCGGTTATCGGCGCCGCGATACAGTTTTAAATTGCGATTATACACTTGTCGATACCTCTCTGTTTTCCATGAGGCCAGATAATTTGTGTAAGCATTGACCTTGTTTGGATATAAATAAACTGAAATTAGTTGCATACTAGGACCCTTAGAATATTTATCTATGAGAATCACTGAAAATTTACAAGAAAATTTTCCATTTATTACAGTATTAAATCACGTTAACGCAGAATATGTGGGCATCGTTATCAATCAAGATGCTCAGGTTACCAGCATTTATGATTATGCCAGTATACGATCCGATCAAGAAAAACAGCGGTTTTTAGAACTAGGAGAAGTGTGGTGGTGGGAATCAAACAGACAAATACCGATTAATATTTTTCTAAATAGAGAGATAGTCGTATTCAAATACGCCATACGCAACTTCAGTACCAAAGATGTCAAAATACTATTAGGCCCTTGCACCAGCCTCAATGACATTATCGTAAAGAGAATAAAACGTAAATCGATTACGTTAATAAGAAAACCCGGTTAACTGTATCCATAACTGATCTGCTCACAGATCAGATTCATCTGTACCACGATAGCCATGGCATACGCAGTGGCATGAGATTTTTTAAAATAATAATCGTCATTTGTCGGTTTCGTCCATATCTCTTTCATTATGATAGTCCAGTCTTTCCCAATCAGATAGCGTTTGGCTGGGCGAATCATAGCAAGGACGGCAGATAATTGTTCCACGGAAGTAGGGCAAGTCTTCTTCAGTATATCCCCGTGCCCGTTCAAATGAAATAATAGATCCACAAATTCTTGTTGTTGTAATAGATCCCATAGCGGCTCTCGGTTCATTAATTCGTTGAGATGATGTTCATCTCTGATTCCTTTGTATATTCCTACATTAAGAAAATCTATTTTAAAAAAACCTTTTTCTTCTGCTTGTTCGTAAGGTATTTCACATAAGCCTGTTTTTAAATCGATAGGAACCTGATGGAGATAGATTCCTGTGTTGTGTTTGACAAGATTGCCATCATCTAGACGACTGGCCACTTTATATCTAAATAATTTCAACGCCCGGTCTCGATCAACGAAATCTATATCGATATCCATATTATTGCATCCTAATAGTTTCAAATAATAGCAATGGAAGATTGTCTGCTAAAAATTGAGCATATTCTTCGGCATCTTCTTCATCTTCGAATCCCGAAAACTGTACTATGATCACCGGTTCGTCAGCCATCACTCTCACTTCGATATCAATGTTGTCTCGAGAAATTAATTCTTCGTTTTCTTTTAATTCTACTTCTGTGCTTTCTTCTTTTGCGTGTTTACTCATTATAAAATTTTAGCCTCTATGATAACATCTTTGACCAACTCAATATCGGCAGGTAACGATTTGAATCTCCTTAACCAATATTGAGGATCTATTATGGGACCAATGATTTCTAACTGCTCATCGTTCATCCTTTGTAACATATCTTTTCCTGCCTTTGTATTTAATATTAACCAAGGACTGATCAACCCTTCTTTTATATCATGTGTAGCGCGATTTAAATTAGCATAGGCAAAGTAATGCTCCCACGGTGCAGAATTTGATTCGCTCCAATCCATCATAGCGGTAATTGATCTTTGCACGGCGCCGTCGGCAGGCTCGTTTTTTATTAATTCGCTGATATATGAATAATACAGTTCATCTCTACACCAGTGATCTAATTTAACTCCGCTTTTGATAACATACTCTATGAACATCTCCGGATATATGGGATTGGTATTGACTAGAAAACTTCCAAATTTTACAAAGGCTGTATAATAAGGACTTTGTACGAAATCGTCAAAAGTTTTTTTAGATTTGCCTTTCTGCGCGAAATCGTAGAATTTTTGGAACGTCAATAGCCCTGTTTGCACATGTTTTTCATTTCTGTTTAAGTAGCGTCTTTTCTGTTCGCAGACATGTACTGCTAAAGTTTTTTCTTTAGCAAATTCTTTCTGACAATATTCGCACTTATAATTTAATTGCATTGATCTGCTTTTTATCCCACCCGAGAGATAGTGCATATTCTTTGATTTCTTCATCTGTAGTGATCGATGCTAATGTTTCTATGTCCGACATCTTCATAGTTGGAAATTGTTCTGCGAGAAATTCTTCTTTTTTATTTCGATGCACTTTCAAAGGAATCCATTCGTGGAATTGTGCTTTTTTGCTGACATGGCTGCACAAAGTCAATGTCTGCCATTGTAGTTGGGGATGATGCTGGATTCCTGTCCAATGTTTGTTATAGTATTGGTTTACAGTCAAGACAAAATGTTCTTGCAGATCTCTGTTACTGGTTTTACAACTGCTGATATATCTGTTGAGATTCCAAAGATCTCCTTTGATCTCTTTGCGACCTTCTTCTGTGGCAGCCTCCCACAGTTCTTTGATGCCCATGTCTACCGCGGGGATCATATCTTTGAATAGGTCTACGTGTTTATTTTTTCCCATCTTTTTTACTCAAGTGATATATCATTATAGCACGATCTAATGCTTCTTTCAAGAGAGGATTGTTTTTTGCCTCTCGACGGATTTCTCCCCATAATTTGGAATCTCGCAAATCGTCGATCAATGGCTTACCATCCTCTGTTCTTGGATCGTAGTCCCAGCCGATTGCTTCTTGATCTAGACTGCCATCTTCTTGTTGATACACGATTCCTTCTCTGCGAGTATAGATATACTCAACTCCTGGTTTTAGTTTTCCCATCTTTTGAAAATCCCACAGTTTCTCGTTCGATGTCTTCATGATCGAATTCAGCCCAATAGAGTTCAAAAGCCACAGTTTCTTCTAAGGCTTCAAACTGATGATATTCTCCAGGAGCCACTTTGGTATATTGTCCTGCAGTTAATATGGTTTCGTCTACCAGATCGTAATTGTTCTTCCACACTCTGATGACCAACTTTCCAGATTCGACGAAAAAACCGTTCCATTTATACTTGTGTCTGTGCTTTGAACAGACTCCACCTGCCCTGGCTTCTATCCTATGAAATTCTAAAACTCCGTTGGCTTCTAGTAATTCTGTCTCACCCCACACCTTTCCTGCGATCATTGCTTTCTCCTTATCTCTTTAACAATATTAAATTATCTTATGCAGTTGAACGATCTCGCTTTGCCTACTGACTTCTTTGACAAAAAATGCGCAAGGTGGACTTTCATCGGAATGTAGGGGCACCGTTAAAAACTGACCGTTCTTCATTTTAGGAAAATACCAACGGACATCTTGAAAAATGTTCACGATTTCTATAGTCATGTATTCGCATTTAAATCCATTGATAGGATTGAATATAAATGCATCGAATCCACGTTCGTTGATGCTGGTCAACGGTAGAACTTCTGGATCCAGCCCGCATTCTTTATCTCCTACGACCATGCACCAATCTAAGGGCATCTGGACTTCGTGGCCCCCTATGTTCAATAATATCGCAGGACTATTAAATGATTCTAGGAAGATCAGCGGCATGAAAAAGAAATCCGGATCGTTGGGATTACTGTTATCCAGCACTGAAAATCTAGTATCTTCATCTACTTCGTTCGGTAACTCATTAAGATCGAAGGCTGTGTTGTTTAATGTTAATATTCTCATTTATTCCTCTTTTCTAACATCGCTCGAGTTTTTTGATAAGACAAATCGAATGAATGAGTCCATCGTCCAAAATGTTTGTTCCAATCTCGATCATCGAACAGATTAATGTCCATATCCCAGTCCTCCTCAAACATGGGAATGAATTGTGCCAATGCCTGACCCGCTTTTATGCGGATCATGTACGGTTCTGATTTTAGTTTCAACAGGCAATTTATATTGCTGACATGTTGATATTTAAATTCTAAGATACCGGGAGCCACGGTCCATTCTAAAGGATCTTTTTGATCCCAAACAGGTGACATCATCAACCATTTTACCATCCGATCAGTTTTAAAATACCACGGACTCATCAATTTTATGTTGCAATAACCGGGCCATGCACCTGAGGCCTGGCTGTCAATGTGATGTCTTTCTAAGGGCAGTTTGATTTCTTCTTTGCAGGCAAAATCGTAGGCGATAGATCCGTCCGGGCGGACTTCGATGTCGATGTCTGACCAAGACCTAATGAGAAAACTGTTTTTATAAAGATCCTGGAATCCGTTACAATGCCGCACGGTGACCCAATCGGGATCTTTGCTAAGGTCGAAATACCAATTAGGCAAAGACCCTTTGCCTGCCTGAGGCGGAAATAGATCGACTAGGCTCTGCATAGTAGTATAGCATTGTAGTTTGATCTTTTTCTTTTTAAAATTGAAAAAATTTATCATATGGTAACCTTGGTGACTTGGAAGGGATATTTTGCTTCTTTATAATATTTTTTTCTTTCTGTGAGATGACGTTTAGCATACTTACAGGTCGAAGTTATATCCCAGATCTGCACGAAATCTTTGTCTTCGGCTTTTCTGATGCCTCGCCCTATGCTCTGTATCACCCGAACAAAACTCTTGCCAGGTTCCAATAGAACCAAGTTGAAAATACGAGGTATATTGATACCCACAGCGGCAACGCCGTAAGTTGCCACAATGATTTTATTATCGGCCGTTTTAATTTCATCATATTCTTCTTTCCTATCGTCTAGTTTTACCGCACCCGAGATGAATGCCGAATCTTTTAAAATCGCAGTGATCTTATTTCCTGTGTCGATCCTATTGACTAACACTAATGTATTACCTGTATCGGAAATTTCTTCGATCTTGTTAGCGATCCATTCGATCCTTTTTTCATCGGTGACTAGCCAGGTATATTCTTCTTGATATGAACGGAATTCTTCTATGTCTGTGGTTTGCAGCACGTTGATTTCTAATTTCGCCAGCACATCTTTTTGTTGTAGATCATAAGCCGACACTTGATTTATCACAGGTCCTATGCCAGCCAATAGACTCTGGAATTCCCATTTTTCTTTAGGTATAGTGCCTGTTAAACCCCAACGGATAGGACAATTACGGAAGTTCTGAGTGGCCAATCTCATTAGTACATCTGCTTTGGCCTGATGCACCTCGTCGATGATAACGGCAATCACCCCTTCGCAGAATTCTGCCAAAGATAAAGTATCGTCGTCATAACTCTTTTTCTCGAGCACGTTGAGACTCTGCCATGTGCAGATAGTGTGTGTTCGATTTAATTCTTTGCGATCTCCGAAATACACGCCAACGTCTAAGCCTAGATTCTTGTAGTCTTCTTCAGTCTGGACAACAAGCGATTTGTTCGGAACAATAACCATCGTACGGCCATAAGGTTCACAAAGATGCGAAAGCGTCGCGGTAGTAATCGTTTTACCAGCACCTGTAGCTACCTCCTGTAATGATTGCGGGTTTTTTAAAAACTTGTTAACCACATCATATTGATAATCTCTCAGCACGATTGGTTGGCCTGCCGCCGGGTGACCTATTGGCCAAGTCTTTCCCTGATCCGCCCAATAGTTTTCTCCGATGTAGGCGAATGACATCGTTTGATGCAGACGTTGATCCTCAACTTCTATGTCATATCCGGAATTTTCTATGATGGGAAGTATGACATTTAGATGTGCTAGATAACCGGTTCCACCTATGCCGAAAAAGGTCTTAGTTCCATCCCAACGACCTAATTTATATGCAGGCATATGGCGAGCATAGGGAAGATCAAACTTTAGTTCGTTGACAATTTTACGCCGGACTTCTACAGGCAGGCTCTCGACTTTTATATTGACTTCGTCTTTGATAATCAGTTTACAACTTGACAATTTTAAAATTCCTTATCACTGTAGGTTTCACTTCTCCTAGATAACATAGACAAGGATGATTGAAAATCCACGTAGAAACGATCGCGTCACTGAGCGGAGGCACATAACAGTTTGTCCCTATAATTTTAACATCTATTTTATTTTTAAACAACCATTTAGGCGGCTTCTGTAAGAAAATATAGATGTTACCTTCGTCGACTTTTCCTCCTAATCGATTTTCTTTGATCCAAGAGTTAATGTGAGAATTCTCTTTTTCTGATTCTCTGAAACAGATTTTGATTTCATCTTTACAGCCAGCGATTTCAGCATCAGATATGAACTGTTTTAACCATTCGAGCAAATTTTTGGTGTTCTTATCTAAGATCACTGCCGAGCGGCCACCGGCCGATCTATGCAGGTCGAAAAATTTTGAATTCTCTTTCAACCAAAATTGATTGGCAGAATTAACAGAAACACACTCTACCAAGGTACTGGGTGGTTTTTCCGATTTTAATGGAAACCCCATGGTTTTCGCCAAGAAAATGTCCTGTTCGCGGATACCTGTTTTTTTAGATTCGAACGCTTCGATCGCATCGTTGACCGCATTGACCAATATGACCCCGTGTTCGTCGGCGCGAGCATACGGCATTATCGAATCTTGCTGCTGCCATATCTCTTCGACACTGCTGACGAGATCTAAAAATGTATTATCTATGTCAAAATTGTGGTAATTTACGAATTCATTAACGTGCATAATGTTGTGTTTGTATGCTTCAATCATGCGTAATTTTTTTCCATGATCCCATCGATTATTTTCACTGTTCGACCTTTCATTCTTGATCTCGTTGTCGAACGTTTCTTTTAGCGAGAAGGGGAATTTCAAGCAAATCCAGATTTTTTTCTGGTCATCAACTTCGACAAAAACTTTTTTAGATAGATCTAAGGTACGAAAAGGTTTCTTCCATACCGGATTTGATATCTCCGATTTATAATCTAGACCGAGATCGAAACTTTCGTTTTTATATCTAGATAAAATCTTTAAAAGATAGTTAGCTTGATTAGAAGTCAGCGATTTTTCGTCATTCGCACAGTAATCATAGAGGCTATATGTAGCCGTGAGGTCCTGATCGGTCACCAACAACTGCTGCGAGGAAATCAAAGAATGAAATTGATCAAAAATATCTTCTATGTAAACAGATTTTGACATTGTAGTAGTTTACTATAATTTCTGCATTAGGTCAAGATTTTAAAATCCAGAAAAAATCCTAGAAAATGGCAGGCCCGACTGTATTTCCGGGCCCGTCCATTCGGTATGACATAATTTTAAAAACCATTCTTCTCTATCAGGAAGCGTCGGATCTTCTAGATTCTCCCAATGATCTGAAACTGGATGTGCTAAACTGGTTTGATCGCAGATGATCGGAGTTCCTTCGACGGCGGCACGCACTGCTGGCCCACTATTGAAATTGATCACACAATGATATGAGTAATCTATATTGAAATCATCGTAGGAGTTTGGTATCTTGGTTGGCCGGATCAATTCTGTACCCGGTAAATTTATGTGAAAGGGAGATCGGGGATGAGGCCTAACATCGATCAGCCTATCCGAATACTGCCTTGCCTTGCTTACCATCGCTGAAACCCATTGCACCATACTAGGCTGACCTTGCCATTGGAGGCTGTGTTCGTGTTGGCAGGCGATTAATATGCGATTTTTTCGCTTGTCATTGATCGGCTTCAGGACTACTCCTAGTTTTTTAGGTCGATCGGTATCAAGCATACGATCATTGCCAAACTTTCCAAGACCGTGTATATGGTCGAGGCTCAATCTCCATGTGGAACCACGAAAAAGATTTCCGACTTCGATGATCATCACCGATCTTCCCTGAGACTTGGCTCTCTCAAACACCAATTTATTAGGTTTCATCCGACCATACCAAAGGACTGACCATATCACATCGACGTCCTGGCCGTCTTCGACCACCGCCATGCCGATATTTTTCAATCCCTGCTCTACAGCAGCAAAAATCGGTGGACTATTAAGAGCGCCGTGCTCTCTCCATAATTTAAATTTCATAAGGTTTTATAAATAACCTAGTATTTAATGATAAAACTATGAGCAAATTTGCTAAACGGATAAAAAAGTTAAACAAAAAATCTCGAAACATTTTAGTCGCAGGCAGCGCCTGGGGTAATCTGTCGGAATTGATAGATTCGTTCGGAACTATCTTTCTGATCGATGATAAGAAAAGGATATTGCGTTCAAAGAACATCGTATATCGTGAAAATTTTGATAATATTTCACATCTGTATGATGTCGACGTAGTATTGATCGACCTGGATCATGAAAATCACATCACAGAACTTTTACCGCTGTTGAAAAGGTGGAATTCTCTCATAGTCATCGAAGGGCCCGGTCTGATTTCTCAAGAAAATCAAAAATTCCTTAAATCACATAACTATCAGATTGTAGATGTTCACAAAAATCATTATGTTTGGAAATTAAGATAGGCCTAACTCTGTACTATAAATAAAAAACTAATTTAGCCTGAGGAAAAAATGAAAAAAATTGCATTTGTTACCGGAATGACTGGACAAGACGGTCCGTATCTGGCAAAACTGCTGTTGGAAAAAGATTACAAGGTCTACGGCCTGATAAAAAGATATTCTAATCCTAATTTAGACAACATAAGATATCTCGGAATCGAGCATGACATCGAATTAATCACTGGTGATATCACCGACGATGGTTGCATGAACCATTTAGTCAAAAGCCTGAAACCTAACGAGTTTTATAATCTCGCTGCTCAGAGTTTCGTAGGAGCCAGTTGGGATTTAAACAAATTAACCACCGAAGTAAATGCCGTGGGAGTCTTAAATATACTCAACGCTATCAAACAACACAACCCCGACACTAGATTTTACCAGGCATCGACGTCTGAAATGTACGGAAACAGCATCGAGATATCCGGCGGGCAACAAGATGAATCTACACCTTTCTGGCCACGTAGTCCGTATGGTGTTGCTAAACTCTATGCCTATTGGATGACCATAAATTTCCGTGAAAGTTACAGTCTGCATGCATCAAATGGAATATTGTTTAATCACGAATCTCCTATCCGAGGCAAAGAATTTGTGACTAGAAAGATAACAGACGGCGTGGCAAAGATTAAATGCGGTCTAGCAGACAGTATCACGTTAGGTAATCTAGAAGCCAAGCGAGATTGGGGATTTGCCGGTGATTTCGTAGAAGCCATGTGGCTGATGTTACAACAAGATGAACCTGGAGACTATGTCGTAGCCACAGGGCAACAATATACCATAGGTGATCTATTAGAACGTGCATTTAAATCTGCTGGAATTGATGACTGGCAACAGTATGTTAAAAGTGATCCCAGATTTAAGCGCCCTGCAGAACTTCATAGTCTTTGCGGAAATCCTGCAAAAGCAGAAAAGACACTTGGATGGCAGCGAAAAACTGATTTCGAAAGCCTCGTTAAGATGATGGTCGAAGCTGATATTAAACGTTATAGCAAAGACGCTGGTCTCGATTGGACCTTGCAAACGAGATGATAAAAAAAGCCGTAGTCACGACCTTTCATAAAGAGGGCTATGACAAGTACGCCAAGAGGATGATACAGACATTCTTAAATACTTGGCCCAGTGACATAACATTATATGCGTATCCTCAAGATCATACCATAGATGAGTCTGCAGAAAATCTCGTAGTAAGAGATTTACACGAATCGTGCCCAGATTTAGTGGCTTTTAAAAATCGTTGGAAGGATGATCCCAAGGCCAGGGGTGAGGTAGCGACTGGTCCGGCCGACCGCAAGGGCAAACAACCAGGAATTGGGTTTAGGTGGGATGCTATTCGATTTAGTCATAAGATCTATTCTGTTTGCCATGCTGCTCGAAACACCGAGGCTGACCTATTGCTGTGGATGGATGCTGATATGATCTGCCATACTTCTATTCCGCATCATTTTATCGATAGAATGTGCCAACCTCATATTGGTCTAGGATTTTTAGGCAGAGAAAGGAAATTTACCGAATGTGGTCTTTACTCTATGAATCTTCGAGATAAAAATACACAGAAATTTTTATCAGAATTCCAACAGGCCTATGACAGCGGTCGCCTCTTCCAGTTCAGCGAGTGGAATGATTGTTGGGTGTTTGACGAAGTACGCAAAGAAGTCAAGCAACATCATCCTGAATGGCAGTGGAACGATTGGTGTCATGGGTTAATCAAAGATGAAGGCCATCCATTGGTTAACAGTGAGTGGGGCGCTTATCTAGATCACTTGAAAGGTAATCGAAAAAATCACGGTAAAAGTCTAAAAAGTGATTTTATACGACCACGTACCGAAAAATATTGGATCAGTCATCAGAATTAAATTCGGCCTTGCTGTGTTTGGCTTTATAATGCTCCATGTAAGATCCTAAAACTGTGTGTCGCATTGGAGTCTTATAGGGTTTAGTAAAATTTTTGCAAAGATCTAACCCGTCTGCCTCTGTTTGTTCAAAGACATATCCATAAACATCGTTGTCAAAAAATCTTCTTAACATTTGATAGTCCTGTTCAACATAGTGGCGTCTATATTCTTTTTTAAACTGGTCAAATAATTTATGTTTTGTATTAATCGCAAAAAACCCAGTTTCGGGAACGAACCATCTTCCCGGTGAACCATCTTTGGCTGTCTGATAAGTGACTCCCATGTGGGTACTTAACACATTTTTTGGTAATAAGGATTCTATAAACGCTCTGTCTATAAAATTTGTGTGTAAAACATCTGCATCGAGCCAAATGATGCGATCGGCATCAGAATTGTACATTGCATGTATGAAACTCCATGCCTTTTTAGCGAATTTCTTTACTTGTTTCTTAGAGATTTTTTGGAATTCAAAATATTCTTTTTCAAACTCTTCGAATGATATCTGTTTTATCCTATGAGCATCCGATAATCTAAATCCTTCGACATAACAGGTCAGTGTCATATCTTTGGGCCAATATTTCAACCAAGATTCGGTAGCATCTTTGCCTATAAGATCATAATAGGGTTGATTAAAACTAGTAATAATTTCTATGTTAAGCATAATTCCTCATATGACTCCAACATTCTCCGTTGGCGATTTCGTCCAAATTCCAATGGGACATCGCCAATCGTTCTACCCATCGCTGACGGTAAAATAATTCTGGATTTTCTATTTTAGAAAGATCCGTGTTTGCGATTTCTCGGCACTGACTTCGTTCGGGGTCAGTAACAAATATCGGACAACCTTCAATGGCGGCACCTACTGCAGGACTAGAATTATGATTGACAACTGCCCAGCATTTATGAAGATCATCTAATAATCTAACATTCGGTTTAGATAATCTTACATTTTTAAGAATACCTATTTTATTCATAAGATTTTTTGGATTGAGATAAGATGCCGAGCCTTTATCTCCGGGATGTGCTCTAATTACGATCTCTCTATCAGTATACTTTCGTAATTCTCTGACGGTGGCAGCAGTCCAATCTACAACGTCATATCCTCCCATGCTCCAGCCACCATTCCGTTGTAAACATAGAAGTATATGGTGCCCATTTTTCCTATAATCTTTAAGACTTAGTCCCATATCTTTAGAAATTTTTTCCCATCTATTAGGATCGGGGTTATTGTCGCAGTATATTCCAGTATTAGGAAAAACGCCATCAAAACTATATCTTAGATAATATTTGGGATTATCTGGAGTATTATAAAGAAATAGATTACTATCCGCAATGACCGTATGTTTTTTCATCGCTGCTTGCCGATCTAACACCTGCTTTCTTAATATTAGATGAGGTGTGTTTTTAGAATCTTCATGAACGTATCCTAAAATCATAGCGACATCAGCGTCGACAATGTTCATATCGGTATGAAGCACTAAATGATCTTTGCAGGCTATCACACCTTGCGAAAATTTATGAAGTACTTCTGCTTTTCGAGTATCTTGCCCCTTTTTAGGAAGACATGAAAGATATGTGACAAATTTCATTTTTTCTTCTTTTTATTGTCTTCGGGGAGATCACGTTCATGCTGTATATTTTCGATTATAGGACAAAGATGTGCCCAAGCTATTCCTTCTTTCATTTCGTCAACACTCCATTGGGAATAGGCTAATTTTAACAACCATCTTTTGATTTCAACATCGGCGGGCATATATAAAGAATTTATTTCCTCTGGATAATGCGAACTGATATCAAAGGCGAAATTTCCCGGGTCTGTGGCGATAGTCGGTATACCGAACAATATAGAATCTATAGCAGAACCGCTGCTATAGGTTATCGAACAATAGGCATTTTCCAAAGTTTTTTGCAGAGTGACTTCTTTTGGATCTACGAAATCAATATTTTCGATTTTCTTCTTATGTAAATCAAAGAAAAAGTCATAGAATTCTTCTCCGGTACGGAGAGGTGCTAATGGATGCGGTCTAACTATGATCTTTCGATCTGTGTGTAATCTTAAGTTTTCTATAATATGTTTGGCCCAATTATATACATTGGCTCCGCGCAAAGATGCATCGGCCGGTAATTGTAGCAGAACCACGATATGTCCCGATTCTTTAAAATCCCAGCCTCCCCAACTGACCCCAAGTTTTTGTAGCCTAGATTCGTCATAATTTTTTGTAAGATCAACAAATGTCGCTTGATTATTCAAAAATCCATTAACACCAATTCTATAGTAAATATTTTCTTCGTGTACTTGCCTATTCAATAACGGTGTTTCAATGCAGATAAAAGCCTTGGAATTAAATGCGATACTAGATCTTACCAAGTGGTGACCTTTTTCTCTGGCTTTCCAAGATCCCATCATTAATGCGACATCGCAAGGTACATACGCTTCGTTTAGATCGTAATCAATCTCATATTCTAATCCTTGTTCTCGAGAGTATCGATCGATACCTTCGGTAAATTTCATTAATATCTGCTGTTCTCCGAAATCTCTAGCAGTCTGTATAAACGATCTAATTTTCATTTAGTATTCTCCAAGCGGTGCCATCTTTTAATTCATTGATATGAAATTGACCATAGGCGAGATGGCAGGCCCATGCATATAATTTTTCTTTATCGGGAAAATAGGGATTTTCTATCTGGCTTAGATCTTGAGAAGTGACTGGTTTAGCGGCATGTGTGGGGGAAAGAGTGAATGCAGGGTATCCATACATCACGGCTTCGGTGGCTGCATTGCTGTTGAAGGTTACAAGACAATGAGTATCATCATCCAAGACCTCCTTCAGAGAATTATTGTGCATCCGTTCTACTCTGCTTTTTACTCGTTCTCTAATTACTATAGGTCTATGGGTATATCGCTTGATAGTATCGATGGTTTCTTGCAACCAATCTTCCAATTCTAGACCGTAAAATGTCATAGGTTTTTCGTCTGGCTTAGCAATAACGATCTTCTTACCTCCTCGCTTCCGAGGATAAAGTGGTATGGCCAATCGTTTGAATCTATCATCAGGGCGAGGTATTATTTCAGCATCATGTTGTAGATCATTTTTAACGATTCTGTGATAATATTTCCACCCCATAGGATTGATAGCACTGCGTTGATTTCCCATATAGCCAGTATCCATAAAATAAAAATCTCTGTTATACAACCAACATTTTTTCATTATTTTATGTTTTAGTATTCCCCGGAGGACTATAGGATCTTCCGAATCATTATATTCAAAGTCGTCGGTGTTAATTACCCGGCCGCCGCTGCCTATAGCGAACATATTAATGTACTCGTCCTTGCCATCCTTGCTTAAGAAAATCCAATTGTTCATTCTAGGATCCTTATCGAACATTGTTGATATCTGTTTCTGTAGATGACTTCAAATTTCCTATCATATTTTTCAACCCATTCTTTTAATGCTCGATATTCTCCTTGTTCCCATAGATCGTATTTCTCAATACCAGACCAAGGATAAAACTCGTCAAATATTATTACAGTTCCCTCAACGATATAAGAGTTTAAAAGATTAAAAATAGTTTTGGTGCTAGAATATAAATCACAATCAATATGAAGTATTGATATCTGTTTTATTGGATTTTCATCAAGCCATTTAGGTACACTTTGATCGAAAAAGCCTTTTACTAATTTTACATTGTTAGGAACCTGGGGAAGTTCATCGAGTGCAAAGTATCCGGCAGGTCTTGTTGATACTTGATCGCTGGCATTAAGAAACCAATCTTCAGGTAGGCCTTCAAAACTGTCGAACCCCCATAAAATTTTGTTAGGAAAACCTCCCGCGAGATGGGTAATAGTTTTTCCCTGGTACACACCAAATTCTAGTATTTCACCTTCTATCATTGGCAATTTACAAATCGATTGTAAATGCTTTTTTCGTTCAATGCCAGTGCTTTTAAAATCCTTAGTAGGAATAGGAGCTGTGTGAAACGGTTCTATAGAGAAATTATTTTTTGTTATTAAATCTGGTAGACTCATTTAATTTAACATATCCTTCAAATAGGTTTTCCATACCTGGTGATACTCGCAATGGCGATAATCTTTAAACCACGGACCACCCTCAGTATAATGTAGGGCCTTAGGAAAACCGTCTGTCGGTTCTTGATACCAATTAACTAACCAATTCCATTCGTGTGTGATTGAACCGATTTCTTCATCTTTTAACCACTGGAATCGATGTAGATACTGACCTGTTTCTTCGTTAACTGTTTTTAGATCGAGTTTCTGATTCGATATATGGCCACAATTCCATAAAATTAATGAACTCCAATTTTTTCGAGGATAAGGCAATTGTCGGCAGCCATCCATCTTCACCCCTTCCTTGGGAGTATAATCATGCTTGACTACCATAGCAGCGTAACGGTCATCGGCGAGATCAAATAACTCAGAAATATCCGTGGTCCACAGAAAATCACAATCGCAAAATATTGCCCATCCTGTGTAATCTGAAAGGTAAGGAACGAGAAATCTAGTAAATGTAAATTCAGTCGAACCGAGATTATCAACAGAGCGTTGATATATTCCAGAATCTCTCAGATCTTTTTGTTTGAGAGGAATAACTTCTGCGTTTGGTTGGTGTTTTAAGATACTGTATTCGCAGACCTGATAAGTAATATCTTCTCTAGTATCGTATCCTACAAATACTTTCATCGTCTTTCTATATCCTCCTCGACACACCGTTCGCCGTATTGAATTTCGATCATCTTCAACGGCGCTGTTCCCTCGTTGGCTAATTGATGCCATTCAGTTCGCTCGATATGTACATGATCAAACTTATTGTAAACTCCTAATAATTCCGCATCAGTTTTTCTATTTAAAGTGTATACCGTAGCCACGCCTTCTGCGACAAACCAATGTTCTGCCCGATCTTTGTGTCTTTGCATACTTAAATGTTTTCCTGGTTCCACGATTAATTCTTTTAATTTGACTTGAGCATTGTTTTCGTGTAGCACACGATAATATCCCCATTGCCGTTCGGTCTTAGGTGCCTTCCATTCTTGTAATATCCAAGAACTAGAATTCATTTTATGTTCGCCACCAGTTCCAAACTCAAATTCTAAATTGGATATTTCGCCTAACATTTCCATTTCTGGAATATTTGCGTTTGTTCGATCACCGCCGTTAGCGAAAATTATTTTGTCATCGGGATAGATTTGTCTGACTTTTCTGATAGCATCTTTTGCACTGCCGTCGGTATCATCAAAATTGATCACTCGATCGACACTTTTCATAGAAGAAATAACAGAAGCACGCTCTTCCCAAGGCATAAATTCTCGACCCTTCTTTCGTCGTAGCCATTCATCGGAATTGGCACCGACTACTAAAATGTCTCCTAATTTTTTTGCTTCTCGAATATATGCGACATGTCCAGAATGTAGAGGATCGAAGCCTCCGGTAACAATTATAATCTTTTTCATATGAATATTTATATGCTATGTTTATTTGGTAAATAAATTCATGAAAGAAAAAAATAATGTGCTGCCTTATGAAGAAAAGATATTTTCTCAGCACAGAGAAGACGGAATAATTCAAAAATTATTGTCATTTTCTGATAATCAAAATAAGATTGCGGTAGAAATCGGTTCAGGAAACGGACAAGAAAACATGATCAAGAATTTAGTAGTTAATCACGGGTTTATTGGGTATGGTCATGATCTTCAAGAAAGTAAGTTTATCCATAAAAATTATTATCACAGAGTTGGATTGGTTACTCTCGAAAATTTATCAGACATGCTCAAAACAATTCCCACGATGACTCCTTCATTCTTTAGTCTAGACATTGATAGTTATGATTTTTGGATTATGAAATCTTTGTTAAAAGATTACAATTTTCGTCCTTCTATAATTTGTGCAGAATACCTTTGTTATTTCGGCGATAGTTTAAAATGTGCAGTAAAATACGGGTTATCTAAATATTCATTTAAAAAATGTGGGTCGAGTCTCGCAGCCTATCAGGAATTATTATTAAGATATAATTATAAATTTTTTACCTGTGACACGCGAGGAGTTAATTCTTTTTTCTATCTGGCCGAGTCCGTCGAGGAAACTGAAGAATTTACGAATTTACCAAGACATAAATTTACTTTTATGCCAAAATACAAACATCTCACGAATATAGATTTAAATGATCCTATGATCGAATTTGACGAAAAAAGGTTGTTTGAATGATAGTAGTTTCAACTCTAAGCGAAGATAATTATAATACCTACGCATTAAAAACTATACCTACCTGGTTAACATTTTTCCCCCCAGAAACTCGTTTTATGATACATTGTGATTTTGATCTTCCTCTAGAGGACAAAAGAATACAATGTTTTCCTTCTTCCGAACAAAAATTAGAATTTATAGAAAGAAATAGAGAGATATCAAGAACAAATATACCAATCAAAGGATATGCTACTAGATGGGATGTTTATTGCCATAAAGTTTTTGCTCAATGTGAATCTGCCTTAATGCTAACCGACGAAATAATGATTTTCATCGATGCTGATGTTGCGCTTCTAAGAAATGTAGACGAAACTGTTATTTCAAATTTTTTAAAAGACGTATTTTGTTCTTACGTTTCGAGAGTTAACGAAGGAACTGAAACAGGATTAATTTTTTATAATTTGGGACTAGATGAAAATAAAAGTTTTTTTAAAAGTTACTTGGACATATATCTTTCCGATAGATTATTTGATTTTATCCGATGGGACGATTGCTATATTTTTGATCATCTTAGGTCTCAATCAGAATTAAATTTCGTCAGCATGTCCGGGGATTACGATTTTTTTATTGATCCTATATCAGTAGGACCATTAGGGGAATATTTTGATCATTGGTTAGGAAAATTAAGTAAACTTAGAGGTTATTCAAAACATAGAAAATTTAGAGGAAAACTATGAAATCATTCATACCAACATTTAATGAAAAATATGCACCATTGCTTAATGTAAAGGTAAATTATGAAAAACGAGGCGTATCTAAAAATCTGTATCAAAGAACAGAAGGATACGAAAAAATTTTTAACCTCTTAGAGGATCTAAAAAAATCCTCCTATAAAATTGTCGAAACGGGTACACTTCGTATAGTCGATGATTGGAAGGGAGGGTGTAGCACGGTATTGTTTCAAGAATTTGTGAAGACTCACAGCGGGCATGTATATAGCGTAGATATTAATCCTAAGGCCGTGAAAACTGCTAGATCATATCTAGGAGAACAAGTTACAGTCACTGAGAGCGACAGTGTGTCTTATCTAGAATCTAACGATTGGAGCGATATCGATCTGTTTTATCTAGATAGTTACGATGTAAAATGGCAAACACCGGAGCCTAGTGCCGAGCATCACCTCAAGGAATTCAAAGCCATAGAAAAATATCTTACGTCTGGAAAAATACTGGCAATAGATGACAATACCTTCTTGTTAGATTCAAAAAAGAGAACCGGTAAAGGTATGAAAGTTTATGAATATCTTCACAGCAAGGGTGTGTTACCGGTATATGATGAATATCAGATAATTTATAAATTTTGAATCCAATAAGCCGATTCGGTTAACCAACGACAGTATATTTCAAATCCCTCATCGATATCTACTTTAGGATCAAAATCGAAATCTCTACGGGCGGCTGTAATATCTAATGCGCCTCGACTAGGAAAATCAACATCTTTATCTCTAACTTCGATAGTGCCTCGGCCAACTAATTTTACCGCTAGTTCCGCAGCCGATAATAAAGTTTTACTGTGACTTTTTGTTATATTATATGTTTTATTTTTAGTGTTTTCGCTCAATAATGCTTGAACTATTCCATTGGCGGCATCATCGACATAGGTAAAATCTAAGGTTTCATTAACGCCGTTGACTTTGAGGACTCCACCTCGCATTGCGGTTAGTAGGAATTTAGAAATTACACGATCTTCAACATCTAGAGGACCATACACAGCACTGGGGCGAAATATGGTATGATTTATACCTCGCCTTTGATAATCGCGGATCAACCATTCTCCGGCTAGTTTGAGAATTCCATATTGTCCTTGAGGTTTACATTCGGCATCTTCGGTAACATGGTCTTTGAAATCGCCGTACACCATACTACTGCTGGTGTATAAAAATCTATAGCAGTTAAACTTCAGACATGCCTCTAGTAAATTCAACAGTCCTTCGCTCATCACTCTAGCGCCTGCAGAAGGATCGGCATTCACGACTTTCTGTCTAGGAAACGATGCTAGGTGTATCACAGCGTCGGGACGATATCTTCGGAACAGCCATTCTGTGCTGTCTCGGTCGCTGATGTCGATCCTGTGTATTTTTTCTGTGCGAATCGATTTCATTCGTTCAGAAATTAGATAATCTATTTCTGATTGGGGAATGATTCCATAGTTTGTGCGAGTATCTGTGATGATGGTATCATGCCCATCCTGCTCTAGTTTTTTTACCACATTGTGGCCGATAAGTCCTAGGCCACCAGTTACTAAAATTATCATAAAGTAGCGTCTTCTAATCCTGCAGTACGCAATTTAACGATGTTTGACAATTGCCATTGCTTGATGTCTAGGCCTTTGATGATGCCTAGCCATTTATTTCTTAATAGAGCAAAATCATTGATAATCTTTTCAAAATCAACAACATCGGCTTCGCCTTCTACAAACTTTTCACAGTCTCTAGAAGAGAGGCTTCGTTGATAATTTTCAAGATATTTGCGAAAATGCTGGCTGCGCAGTCTGCGCAGTTCGATGTTGAGATATTCTAATATGGCTTCGATCTCCTGCAGTTGATTGAATCGGTTTTCTACGATGCCTGGCATAGCAGCCGATGCTCGTTCGATGTTTCCCGCTATGCGGGCATCTTTTTTTGCTTCTAGCAGTTCGCTTTCATAATATGCCACAGCATCTGGTATGTTTGAAATATCCTTTGAAACTCGATCATACCAATTCATTTATTCCTCATCGTCGGTGTAATCTTCATATTCTTCTTCGATCTCTTCGTCATCGATAGCGTAGTCGATGGCTTCGTCTAGATGGTCATCTATTCCTAATAGGCTCTGCAGTGTAGATTCTTTGATTCCATAGTCTAATAGAGTGTTTACGAATCCAGATGCTACGTCGGCTCTAGATTTTTCAGGGATATGTTCTACGACCAGTGTCCAAATATCTGCGATTAAATCTTCTTTCATTCCACGCTCTCCGGTTGGGGTTCAACATTATTAGTTATCTCAGATGATGTATTTTCTGTGGCTTTAGAAAAATTTATCATCAATTGATCGAGACAACCATTTTCGTTGCGCTCCCATTCTTTGCGATAGAACTTAAGGATTTCCCCATCCGGTGTGGTATAGGACAGTCTGTTACCATCTTTTACCAATATGCCTTTGGCTTCAGAGAGATCGACTAGTCCACTATAAGGATTCATGCCAGTTTCGTAGGGTATCTTGACCTGTACCGATTCAAAGGGTTTAGCATAGCGTGTCTTCATGATCTTGCAGGCAGCACGGATACCTTTGACTTCTGAGATCTTGTTGCCATCTTCGTCTTCTTTGAGCTTGAGTTTCTTCATCGCCACGACGATAGATGAGGCATAGATGAAACCTTGGCCGCCTGAGATCTTGTCGTCGGGATCGAACATGTCTTGGCTGGCATAGGTATGGTTAGTTGCTACCAACCCGATATTTAGTGAACCGAACATGTTAACACAGTTACGGACCAATGCGGTCAATGCCTTAGGCTTACGGCCCATGTCGCCTTTCAAATCGCCTGCTTCAAATTGATTGACATCTGTGGGAGTCAGCAACATGCCCAGGCTGTCCAGCACGAACAAGATCTTTGGACGACCGTCTTCGGGCATGGCCTTGTATTCTGCGACAAATTCTGTGATGGTTTTGGCCACATCGTCGATCATGGCCATGTTGAGTTTCAGCAGTTTATCTTCTGCGGTATCGACCCCCAATGCCTTGAGCCAATCTTCATCTAAGGCATTTTCTGAATCGATCAAGATAGGATAGATGCCTTGCGATTGTGCGGCTTTGATAAGGTTACCGGAACAGATGTAGGATTTGCCTGCACCACTTTCACCTGCGAATACCGTGACTTTGCCCAGTGGAACTCCGCGATGGAAGTCACCGCTGATCAGATAGTTCAGAGCATAGTTTCCTGTCGAAACCCAATCTGTGGGATCATTGAAACCGATGCTGAGTCCTTCGATGCTCTTAGTAATACTTTTTCGAAACTTGCTTATATCAAATGCTTTTGCCATTATGTCGTCCTATGATGATGAAAATGTGGGACCTTAGTCCCACATTTTTTAGTTTAGCAATCACTGACCCTGTCTGGCGCGGATCTTGGCAAGGATATCTTGTGCCCTAGATGCGCTTTCTGTATTGGCAGGTGCGGCCGCAGGCTTTGACACCGTAGCAGGCTCATCATCGACTTCATCATCGGACACCGTTGGTTTCGCCACGGTCTTGTTAGGATCTCCGGTGGCCGAACCCATTCCGGCAGGTTTGAAATATTGACCCCAACGATCCATATCGTAGGCTTCGCCGTCGACTGATGCTTCGAACATCTCTTTCATTACTTTCAGTTCGACATCGGTTGGCTTCTTAGGAAGGAAATCCGATAGATTAAACAGGCCATATTGATCGATGGCTGCTTTCTCTTGATCAGTTAAAGATCTTTCACGACGACTCCACTTAGAAGTAGAATAGTCTGCGAATCCGCCCTTGCTGGTCTTTGCGATGCGGAAATCAACACCACGGAGGAAATCGGTTGGCAGTTCTTCCAACTCTGGATCCATCAGTGCAGAACGAATGATCTGATAGATCTGAGGTCCGATGATAAATCTACGGATTGGATTATCCGGAGTAGAATCTTCTTTGAGAGGATCTTCTACAACAAAACCTTGGAAGATGTATGAACGCTTCTTCCAATACTTACGACCCATTTCTTCGAGGTTCTTGTCTTTGAACCAACCACGGACTTCTGAAAGGATCGGACAGGCTGTGCCATCATTGTACATTTCCACACAGGGGACCTGTACCTGTACCGCACGGCTGTCTGTTTCTCCTTTGACACCTGCGAACGGCAGTTTGATCATCGCACGTTCTACCCAGAAGAATGTGTTGTTGGCGTTGCCGTCAGGAAGGAAACGGACCACCGCTTCTTTGCCTTCTTGCATGTTCCAATGGGGATAAATCGCGTTGTCTCCACCGCCTGTGGAGTTGCCTGTGGTTTTGTTTTGTGCTTCTTGAAGTTTAGCACGGATCTCTGCTAGTGTTGCCATTTTAAATTGCCTCCTTTGTAATTTGCCTTAAAATGTATGCCTTGCGCATAACACATATTATGCGTGTTTTATTTAGCAAGGTCAAGATCTTTTTGAGAAATTTTTGCCAAAAGAAAAGGCTCCGAAGAGCCTTTCTT